TGGCTAATATAGAAATCAGTACTAGGATCGTAGTACTTGCCTTCTTGCTTGTCGTAGTAAACAACCTTGCCAGATTTGGTACTAAACGGGCCTTCTAATCCTGGACGCTCTGTGTATTTTTCACGATCAATGCCTGGCACGACTTGATGCCCTTCCGCTACACCTTCTTCTTTGTTACTAAATTTAGCACGAATGTTTTGCATTTTTGTTTTGCTAGCATGTTTACGACCTGCGGCACGTAATGCATTCATACCTTTTTCACCATACTTCTTGTCACCTAAATATGCTTGCAATGCACTTTCATCCATTTCAGCATGACCACCTAATGATTGTGCAACTTGTTTGACCCAACCACTAACATCACTACTACCAATTTCTTCAACATCACCTACAAATTCAGCAACATCATCAATAGCATTCGCTACTTTTTCAGGGCCATGATTCTGTAATAAATCTGGATGTTGTGATAGTATTCGTCTTGTTATAGCTTGAGTGACTGGACTATATTGATCTAATCCTTCAGGAATACCAATTGGGTTGTTAGATTTAATACTCTCATCTTCTTGTACTGATGCGTCATGGTCTAATTGGTCAGCAAAATGTGCTAGTGCTGGACTCTGACTACCAGTTGGTGATTTAGCATTAGCATCAACTGCTGGACCTTCTACTAATTGGTCAGCCCACTCTGCTAACTTATTCATCTCTTTGTCAACAACTGATTCAGATACCTTCTTGTGTATTCTATTCAATATTGGCATTACACTTTCAATTCTTGGGTCTAATGTCTCTTGTACAAACAATTCATTTAGATTGTTTTCTTCAGTTCCATCTTCCATCAATGATGGTGTCCAACTTTCAAAGTATGCATTATAACCACGCTTGCCAGTCATACGGCTTAATGATTCACGCAGACTTACGTAGTGTGCAATACCTTCATTAACTAATGATTGTGCTGATTCATTGAATTGACCATTACGTGTAGCACGAACGAATCCAGCCATCTTTTGATATTCTTCACAAAGACTACCAATGTGACTCCATCGGTCGTCATTTACTTTACCGCCCTCAGCAATATGTCTAGCATATACACGGGCAATACCAGGCTTTTTGGTATCAAGTAAATAGCGTTCACCTGCTTGATTCTCTAGGAAAATTCTATTTATGTTGCGATAGCGTTGTTCACCTTCTTCAATAACACGGCTATGTTCAATCACAATCTTTACGCTAGGTACAGCATCACTGTAGCTTGACTTTTTGCCGGTAGCGTAGTAACCTTCTGCTATTTTATCTTTGTTTCTCATATGGTTCCTTCTTGCCATGTCATCTCCGACACGGTCTTTGTTTTGTGTATTAAATCCCGTAAGTCCTTTGGTCATTCTCCAAGCACTTAATTGATCTAGTAGTCCACTCCATGTATCATTATAATCTAATTTGGGTGTTTTTTCGTCGGGACTATCGGCTACGTCATCACCAAAATACACAGTTAATACTCTATCTTCATCTAAAGTAACATAAACAGTTCCGTAATCTTTCCCGGCCTTAATGAATTCAAACTTGAAAATGTCTGCTTCATCCGGGATAGGAGTAACTTTACCTTCTGCATCTAGTGGTTTTGGTTTGTATTTAGATAGTAATCTAAACAGTTCTCGGTTTAATGATTCTGTATTGGTTGGCATTTGGTAGTTTTCTAATAGAGTATTTATCTTAATCTTACCTAAGCACGGCAAAGAAGGGCAACGGAGCCAGAAATTCTTCATGGTCCCTGACATAACTGTCTAATTCAAAATGATATGAACCCAGTTCTTGAATCATTCTAACACTTAATAAGCTAGCCATAACTAAATCGTCGGTGTCCCCAATCTTAGCAGCATAACTACCTGCATGTGCAACAAACGCTTTTAATTCGCTAATAAGACTGCGACTATTTACAGTTAATTTTTTACTTTCTATCAATGTTTTAAACTTGGCGCAGGCAGTTAATTTACTTTTTTGAGTAGTATTAAAGCCCTTACGCTTTTTTCCGGGTTCACTGATAAAGGTTCCAAGAATGTTATTTTCTCCATATTCGTTTAATGATACCAATGCTGCCTCACCGATACTGTTATTTTCTACAGAATAATAGATATTATTTGGTTCAGTTGTGCATTCAACGATATACTTGATAATTTGAGCCATTAGTTTAATCTGTGTTGGGATATCAGTTTTATTGTGTTTCCATTCACCAACTTGCGTGACCGTATTTGCCTCAAATATTTGTATTGCTGCTGGGTCATTGCCTGTACCAATGCTAGGATCCAATGCTACTGTATAGATATTGCCTTTTTTTGGTTTTTGATACCAGCGAACTTGACCCATCCTAGATATCGGTTCTATACCTTGTAAATCAATCAATGTATTAGGATTAATAAGTGTTTCATCGGCAATAATAAATTCGCAACCAATTTCCCGGCGAAATCTATCTTCTCCAAGCTGTGCTGTCATTTCATCAGCCCATTTTTGGTCTCGTCCCGGTTGTTCACTCCAGTGTGCGCGGTATGATTTGAATCCATTAACACCCAATTCAGTAGTGTTGCCAAACTCATCTTCAGTTTTATTAGCACCTTTCCAAATGAAAGCAAATTGATCTTCATCACTATTTGGGGTGCTAGTGATAATTGCTTTACCACCAGTACTTAATGTTGGGGTAATAGCAGTCCAGAATTCTCTAGCAATACTTGGTCTAACGAATGCAAACTCATCTAGGTATAGTAATGTAATACTCATACCACGACCTGTATTTTCAGTAGTGGTCGCACTTACGATACGACTACCATTTTCAAAATCTAATGAGCCTTTGTTATAAGTTGTTACCCCTGCTTTAATGTAGTCTGGGCAGTTTTCGTAGGCGTAACGAACACGCTGCATAATTTCTTGTGCGCCGGAATACTTGTGTGCTGCAATAAGAATTGCACTGTCTGGTACAAACATAGCGTACCATAATAAGTACCCGGCTGCTGATGTTGACTTACCTGATTGTCGCGGCATCAAACTGATGCTAAATCTATAATTATGATATGTATTGATTAATCTTTTTTGATACCCATATGGGTGATATACCATACTACCTTTTGTGGGATGTTGTATTATAAAGAAGTTATCCATGAAGTATAGATAACCTGTGTCCGGGTCACAGCACTTTATAAAGTCTTGTAATTCTTTATCGTTTTTGAATTTTGTCTTTGTATAGGGGTTTTTAACCAAAGACGCCGAGCCTGTTTTATTCATAACTGTATTTATCAGAATAACTACTAGTTTTTAGAAAATGGGTCTTCACCTGTAAGATGTGTTTTAGCAAACATAAGTTTAAACCAGGCTTGATCACCAGGCTTGATGTTATTCTCACGCATATATTGTTGTTTCTTTTGCGCCAATTCATGTAATGGAGTATATAAATATTCTCCAGTAACTTTACCAGACCCACTTAATCTTTTTAAGTCATCCAATGAGATATCCTTCTCAGGGACTTTTATATCCTTGAGTTTAGAATAACTAGATTGTAGTTTAGCTTGTTTGAATGGATCGAACATAAAAAAAATACTCACTTGTAGTGAGTATTTATTATTTTACTTGATATCTAATGGTCTCTGTTTAGTAGCAACGATACAGTAAAACTTTTCTCTTAGTTTGGTTGACTTTTCAGGAAATTCTGGGTTGTTAAATTCAATATCAAATTCAAAGTTTTCAAATCTATCAATATTAAATCCGGTGCGTACAATCAATGCTGCTAGTTGATTTTGTCCTAGAATACTGTAATGATTTAAATTTTCTTCATGTTTTCTATCACAATCGGGTTGCGGAACCTCAATATAAATCTTACCATGCTGCTTAAGAATACGATTATATTCCATTAAACTAAAGATAGGATATGGACTATGTTCTAATGCATGACGTAAAAATATAAAATCTACACTTTCATCATAGTATCCATCTGTTTGTGGAAGAAAACTTAAATCATATTTTTTAATAATATGCCCTTTATCTTCACATATTTTAATATCTTCTGGGCTTAATGATACACCAGTCACATCAGTATACTCACGCTTTTTCATTTCATCTAGGAAATAGCCGGGGCCGCATCCTAAATCTAATATTTTACTATTCTTAGGGATATTTAATGGGTCAATGTATTGCTGAACAATTTGTTCAGTTAGCCCCTTGTGCATTGGACTATCACCTTCTGCATAGATATGGGCAGTGTATAAATGTTCGTTATAAAACTTTAATTTTATTAAGTCTAGTGTTTTGTTAATGTCAATCATTAAGAATCCTGTAATTTGATATAATTACTTATTCTAGGATTTGATACTCTGATTATTTTCTTTTGTACCCTTTAAAGGGTTTAACAATACTTTGCGTATTGGTATCAGGTAATTCAGTACTTTCATCATCACCTTGATTTAAATCCACAATGTCACTACCTACAGCTTTATATGCTTGTTTAAGCATTTTAGATTCTATATCAGTATATGGATGAGCCGTATTGTAACGACCACTCCATGTTTCAGCATCTATCTCTAATGGGGTAGTCCCGTCTGCACTTGCAACTGCCATCATAATACGATTTAATTCATAAGTGCGATCATATCCGCCCGGGTCACGAAATTTATGCAATCCACGCATAGCAAAAGATTGACGCTTAGTAGGTGTACCAATGGTGCGTTGTTCATTTAAAAATTCACTTGCTCTCATTTTGGATAACCTTTAAAGGGTTTCATCGGACTAGTCTTATCTACGCCCGGTGCTTCTTCGCTTTTCTTAGTGCTGATTAATACTTTACTACCAGGAACGCCTGTTTCTTTCATAGCATAGTCAATGTCTTTTTCAATTTCACCGTCCATATATGAACTTACAATCATATTCTCTCCCCATGGAGTTTCTTTTTCAAAATTATAAGGGGGGATACTATCTTGCACTCTTTCTAGTTGTCCCCTAGCGCCGGCTAGTGCTACTCCAAAACGATATTGTTTATAGAAATCACTATTGGGCAATCCTGGAATAGTATAGGTGCCCGGCATTGCTCTAGCAACATCAACTGATAATGCAGCACGTTCTTCTGTTATAAATTCTTTTGCTCTCATACTGTTACTTGATTTTCAGTTTGTATATTAAAATTGTTTTCAGTGTCTATAATCAGAGGGTCAACTGAATCGTTAGTAAGCAAGTTCAATCCAGGGACAGGAACACCTGTCCATGTAATCTGTGCTGAAATAAAATGAAATATTGTTGTATTTGCTAATGGATTAACTAATATGCGAACATTTGAATCAAAAATATCCATATCATATCCAGTTAAAACATTACCATAAAATAATGTACTATGCCCACTCCATTTTAAATCACTACCGTCATTAACTACAGATACATTTAATGTAATGTTTTCTGTATCAGTTGAGGTTGTATCATTAGAATTAATCTGAAAAATACCCTGTGTAAATGATTCAAGTGGTGCTGTAAATATAACTTGATCCGTGGTAAGCCCGGTAGAATATGCGTTTGATGTAAAAAACCCAGTGCTGAATAATTGTGTGAAATTATTGTTAATCTTCGCAAAGGCCGTACGTAACGGATCACCTTCGCCGTCATTGGGTTGTGCACCTATATTGATTACTTCTTGAGTCATGTATACATCCTAAACTATAGTGTATTTATCACTATTTAGGGATTAGTCAGAATTGACTTGGTCAAAAATTTTCTTTTGTTGAGCGTACCAGTCAAGTATTGCTTCTACTTGTGCTGCACATTCATGTCTTGTGGCGTAATTTTGTGCTACAACTTCCATTAAATTGCTTAATGTTGTGGTGTTTCCATCAATTGTCTGTAAGGGTTTGCATGTTTGTAATAATTCTTTGGGAAAATCAGGGAATTTCTGTTTAACAGGAACCACAGTACTACATGCTGATAAACAGATTACTGATAATAGTATTAGTTTTTTCATTTAATGGGTGCCAATATTATTGGTGGGATTGCTAATTTATTATGTAAATCCGTAGGAACTTCAATTTGAGTTTTCAAATTAGTAGTTTCATTTTTGGCTGCTGCATTATGTGCAGTAATAACTACTTCTGGAATAGTACAGGTGTTATTGTATTTTACAACTTCCCTGTCAATATATTTTACTATGTCATTGCCCTTTTCTTTGATAACTTGCTTTTTAGTAAGAATCTTAGTAACAACTTCTGTCGTTACTTTTTGTGATTCAGTCTCGGCTTTCGCAACTTTAGCTTCCATTTCTTTGACTTTAAGCTGCCATATTGCCTGATCGGCTAACCCACCTTCTAAGTATAATCCAAAACTCAATATTAAAATACTGATTATTTGTATGGGGAGTTTATATCTGTTGACAAGAGGAATGAAACCCAAGACGAATCCTACAATAGTTCCCAATACCCCTATTACAAAGATGGTATGAGTTACAGAATCTGGAATATATGATAGAATCCACATAGACTTATTTATCTACATATTCTATAACTTTTTCCATAATATATTCTACTTCGTCATCCGTTAATTCCGGATATATAGGTAAACTTAATACACCTCTACTAAGCATGACACTAGTACCAAGCATGTCAGGTTTTACTAAATTCTTACTAATGGGCAAGTCACCCAATGTATATTCATAATGAACTTTTGATTCTATCTCATCTGTTAACAAGTGTGTATGTAATGAATTTCTATCAGGTAGATACAACACAAATTTCTGATGTGCATGAGGTCCTATAGTGTCGGTTAAACAACGTAACGGTAAATCTTTAAAACAATCAATCCAGTAGTTGGCAATCTCATGTCTACGTTCTTGCCATTCATCTATGTATTTTGTTCGTACTAAAATTTGGGCGCAATCTTGTTCGCTCATTTTAGTATTTGTACCCAAGACTCCAAAATCAGTTGATTTACCGTTGTCTTTGTAATTCGCTGCAAATTTATATAGTGCTTCATCATTGGTAACAATAGCACCGCCGTTGCCTGAACTTGGTAAATTCTTTGTAGGGTCAAAACTAATTGCCATTCCAATACCAATATCTCCGTCGGCGCATAACCAATGCTGGGCCCCATCTACTATAATACGAGTCCCTTTTGTTGTTGAAGAATACGAGGATAATAAATTAGGCCATGGCTTTCTACCATATAACCCAACTAAACAAACATATGGCCCTCTGCTTTTATCATTCATGATACCATTTTTATCGGTGTCGATTAATTCTACATTCCATCCTGCATTTATGAATGCATTAAGTGTTGCAGGATAAGTTAAGTTAGGTAGTTGTATTGTTGGAAATAATACAGAACGTGATGTTCCTAAGTGTACGGATATGTTATACCTAGCAATTATCTCTAGTGCTTGACTGCCGCTATGCACTGTGATAGCATATCTTGCTTTAGTTTTAACTGCAAGCCAGCTTTCAAATTCTTTAGTATACTTTCCACCCACAAGTTGACCGGTACTTAATGCGCGGTCAGTTGCATCAAGCAATTCATCTTTGAGATTCTTATATTGTCTTACTAGACCAAAATGAGGGATTTTCATTTTTTGCCCATTCAATATAACCACCGTTAGTAATAGACCATGGGCAATATTGTTCCCATAACAATGTTGATTGCTCGGGATTTTCCTTCATCATATTGTCTATATTGACTCTGGATTTATATCCAGCTAGAGTCCAATCATGTGCTTTTAAAGCGGCTTCTAAATTACTCATTTTACTTTATTCTGCCAATAACTTGAAGTACTAAGCCACTCATAATATTTTTCAAAGCCTTCTTCTACATCTACTTTAGGATCATAACCAAAATCTCTACGAGCAGCATCAATGTTCAATGCGCCACGACTTGGGAAGTCTTTATCTTTATCTTTAACTACTAATGTTCCGCCACCTGCTAATTTCAATGCTAGTTGTGCAGCCTCTAACAATGTACGACTGTGGCTCTTAGTAATATTGTATGTTTTGTTTTCTGTGTTATCACTTAATGCAGCAGCAACAATGCCAGTTGCGGCATCTTCAACATAAGTAAAGTCTAATGTTTCATTAGCACCATTAACATTTAGTGTTCCGCCCCGCATTGCAGTTAACATAAACTTAGCAATAACACGATCCTCAACATCTAGTGGACCATAGACAGCACTAGGACGAATGATTGTGTGAACAAGATTAGTTCTGCGTGTGTAATCACGAACTAACCATTCTCCTGCTAGTTTCATAATACCATACTGACCTTGAGGTTTGCAAATAGCATCTTCTGTTACATCATCAGTAAAGTCTCCGTATACCATTGAACTAGACATATATATAAATTTACGCACATCGTACTTATTGCTTGCTTCTAATAAGT